CAATTAAAGTTAACGCACAAATTTCAAGTCGAATGAACAAAGTCGGCGGCTCCTTTACTTCAGCCGAAGAAAACTATCAAGAAGTTGACTTTAGCCCCATAAGCAGTTCGTCGCTTATTGCTGACGATGGGCGAGAACACATCCAAGAGCTTTCACTGGCAATGGTTACATCGGAATCCCATGCTCAAAGAATGGCGTCCATAGTTCTCAAAGAAAATGCTCTGACCAACTCAATTAATGTAACCCTAAAGCCAGAATTTGCTTACTTACGCGTAGGCGACATCGTTACGCTGACGTTCCAGCCAGAAGTAATAGGCGGAACTGGTTCGAACTCTATTCTTACCAACGCCACAAAATTTCAAGTAGTCTCTTACAGTCTACAGCCTTCTGGCGAAATTGCAGTTGAGCTACAAGAATACAATGACTCATCGTATGTGTGGAACACCGCTGATCACGACTATGTGACCAGAACTGCACTAGCAGATAGTTTCATCGAGTCGATACCACAGCCAACTTTTGACTCTCCGACACAAGCAAATTATCTCGATGAAAACGGTAACCAAATTCTTGCTTTTAGCGTGCCAATTACGCATGGAAGCCATCCCAACTTTGCCTTTACAAGTGTGGCCCTGAGTCGGTTTGGAGTCGCTTCCAATAATACTGAAACCCCACTTGATCTTGTTGAAGGCCTTCGCGCTGGATTAAGCGATACAGATTTAAAGTTTTCAAATCTTTCGACACAATTGGAACCCGGTCATGTAAATACATATGTCAGCTACCGATACAAACTTTTTGGCACGACCTATGTTGAAAATGGGAAAAGATCTTCTCCAGTTGGACTTGATGTCACTTCATCTATTGCAAAAGACACAACCGCACCTAGCCAGCCTACAAGTTTGAGCGCAACTGGCGGTCTAAACCAAATTACGCTGAAATGGGCGAACCCAACAGACTTGGACTTTGATCGCGTTGCTGTTTACCGGCATACCTCAAATGCAGTAAACAGCGCAGTATTCATCGGTGATGTTCGAGGCACCTCTTTTGTCGATACTGGAATTTCGGACTCAACGCAGCGTTATTACTGGATCACATCAGTAGACAAAGTTGGAAATGAAAGTGCAAAAGTCGGGCAAGTAAATGCCACCACCGACTCTGCACCCCCCGCTGGGAGTCCAGGCAACAATACTGCAACCGTTGAAATATTTAGAGCCGGTGGAGCTAGCGCACCAACACAAAACCCCAGTGGCAATTTTATTTACACTTTCTCAACTGGGGCGCTCAGTTCTGGAACGCTAAACGGCTGGTCACAAACAATTCCAGCGCTCTCTGTTGGCCAGTACCTTTGGAAGAAAATAGCAACCGCAACAAGCAATAACGCTACAGTGACCATAGCTGCTTCCTCTTTTTCAACTGCAAGATCGGTTGGCAGAATTCCAGAAAGGCCCACAGTCTCTTTAGGAACAGTCACCACTGGGAGTGAAGGGAGTTCCGCGTCAGGAACCAACACAGGGACAGGTGAAGATTCTATATTTAACTTCACCATTCCGGTAGGGGCTACTGGCGATAGCGGCCTAATTATAACTCTAAATGGCGCTGATATTGTTACTAACAATCACAGACCGACCCAAGCGACCAACGCTCAACTAAGCACTGCCTTCACACAAGCAAATCCAGCGCTTTTGGGAAGTATGGCTAATGTGCCTGATGATGTTTATGTCTTTGCAAGGTTCATTGACGCCGGTTCAAATGCAACCGCTGCCGGGAGCTTGGTAAGCGGGCGAAATTATGAAATATTCAGCCTCGGCACAACTGACTTTACAGCCGCTGGAGCCGTGAAAAACCAAATCGGCGTTACCTTTACTCATAACGGAGCCAGTTTATCTGGAACAGGCTCATGCCTTGAGTATTCAGTGCGACAGTGGGATTATTCAACTCAATCTTGGTCAAGTCATGTAACCGACTTTGCCGCGCCCGCGATATTTTCTCCAGAAGTCTTATCTCAAGCGATGATCACGAATTTCTTAGCAGCAGCGAAAATTGAGGCGGATCAACTTATCATCAACAAGGAAGTTGATTTAGAAGATGGAGCCGCATGGCGGGTTGGCAAAAATAGTTTCGATAGCTCTAACGATGGAATCTTTTTAGGTAACCCGACAGGCAACTTGAACTTTGCTTTCGCTACGACTGGAACAAACTCATCAAATGAGAAGCACGGCGTTGAAATCACCGATGAAACGACAAAAATCATTAACCCATTAATCGTAAAAGAAGCACAAAACTCATTTTCGTCTTCTAATATCCAAATCACCGGCAATTATACAATCAAAAGCTCAACGGTAAACCCAAATGCCGTTAACCTTGTTGTTAACAGTGTTGGCGGCGGGGCGGGGGGTGCGGGGGCCGTCGATCAAGCAAATGCGCCAGGAAACGGTGGAACAACTAAGTTTCGATTGATTTTAAACAACTCGTATCAAAGCTTTATAGACGCCACCGGAGGAACGGCAAGAACAGGCACTGGATCTGACAAATGGCGCGGAGATCCGGGCGATGCTAGCGCATATGCCTCTGGGGCAGCATATATTGATTCAAGCTCCGGTGGGAACGGAACAAACAATGCCGGGACGTTGGGATCAGGTGGGGCTGGAGGATCTGGGCGGCCACCAGATTGGAACACCTCTTCCAGAAAAGGTGGAGCCGGTGGTGGCGCGGGGCAACATGTTACAAGCACGTTTGACATTTCGAGTTACAGCACAGTTATTCTTCAAGTCGTTCAAATGGGCTCTGGTGGATCGGGCGGGACAAGTAACCGTGGCCAAGGTGGGAACGGCGGCACAGGATTAGTCCAATACACAATTGATACTAATGGGCCAGAAGAAGTAACTCTCCTCTCTGACGCAGAATATAAATCTGGAACGGTTGGACGCTTCCAAAGCTGGCATTCAATAACTTTGGCGCAAAATGTTTGGGTTGCAAATCCAGATGATCAACCCGTCCAAGTCTGCTTGTCTCAAGGGGTTGCGGGTGGTGGAACAAGCTATTTCCAAATTGCAGATGACAGTAATGGTACAAATTCATTTACCATTAGCCAAAAAAGTGATGACAACCATACAGACCTTTTGGCAGCGGCTGTTATTCCTGTAGGTAAGTATTTTAGACAAACTAACCACGGTGGTTATGTTGCTAGTATTTTGAGGACATAAGATGAATTACTTCTGGAATGTAACTCTGCAATCTTACTTTGAAACCCCGCCTCTTGTGGATGTTCAAGCATACATTGCCAAGGAGCTAAAAGAGAGAGAATGGGAAATAGTAGAGGTTCCTCAACAACCTTGCTTTTGTCACGATTGGGTAGATGGTGCTTGGGTTTTGGACGTTGATAAAAGGCGTGACGCGGATATTATTGAAGTCAGAGCGACAAGAGATTTTAAATTAAGAACAGAAGTTGATCCGCTGGCGGGGAATGCTTTGCGGTGGGCTGATTTAACAGATGCAAAACGTGCGGAATGGACTCAATATCGCACAGATCTTTTGAACGTGCCCCAGCAAGCAGATTTTCCGACAGTTACCTGGCCAACAAAACCTTCTTGACGATTCCTACAGACAAAATTCACACTGCACTTATGAAGGCTGGAGGAGAAAGTGACAAAAAAAGTTACTGACTCCCGAATCGTTCGCGCTGAAGTAAGCGAATTGATCGCATGTCTGCATCTGATGTCCAAAGGATTCGCAGTTTTTCGGAACATGATTCCCAAAGGGCCGGTCGATTTTGTAGCAGTAAATCTGGAAACAAAAGAAGTCCACCTCATCGACGCAAAAACAGTCGTAACTAAAACACATAAGTCACGGCGGAGACACACACCGGAGCAAGAAGAACTAAAAGTTATTTTTGCGTATCTCAGCCCTGATCAAGCTCAAGATGTACTTGAGGATTACCACATCAACTTCGTCACCGAGAAAGGCGAAGACATCGAATTCTAACCGCCGGGGTTTATAATGATTTGTGCGCTGACCAGCATAGCATTCGGAATGCTTCCGCATGGGCAGATGTACAAGTCTTGCACCTATCGCTGCCCGCGAGAAGTATCTCAGTTCTATTATCATTATCCAAAGCGCATCAGAACGCTTCCAGAACTGCCCTGCCCTAGCCGTGCAAAGGTGGGGGCTTAACATGGTTGATCCGTTCACTGCGCTAGCAGCCGTAAAAGCAGCCGTGTCAGCGGGCCAAGAGCTAGTCAATGTAACCAAGCAGATCGGAGAGTTTTTCGAAGGAGTCGATGAGCTTCGCGCTAAACATGAAAAGAAGAAGAACAGCGTTTTTTCTTCGACCGACGAAAACTCAATGGAAACTTTCGTTAATTTGCAAAGGGCGAAAGACGCCGAGGAAAGCCTTCGAGAAATCGTCATATCGACCAGAGGATTTTCCGCCTGGGGCGAGCTCCAAGCCATAAGAGTTCAAGCACGAAAAGACCGAAAGGCAAAGATCGAAGCCGAAAGAAAACGCAAACAAAAACTGATTGAGCGGATAATTATTTACGGTGGATCTGCGATTGCAGTTTCAATCTTAATTGGCATTGCCGTTGTAGTGATCCTCGCGCAGCAAGGTCGGCTCTGATGTCTGATGGAGTGTCCGGCATCGGCAACATGCCATTCAATGTACAAAGCGACATCCACCAACTTAGTCGCGCAAGAGAACGCATCGAAAGCCATTTTGAAAAACAAACAATAGAAAAAGAACATCGGCGAGTTCACTCCGCCGAAGACGCGGCACAGATACGCACCGAAACAAACAATTATCGATATGACCGTTTTCTCCGACAACAGGAGAAAATCGAAGAAGGCATACACGTTAATTTTGAGGTGAAGTAATGAACCCCCCAAAGCAGCTACAACAAGACAGCCAGTACAACAGCATGGATCTGGACGGCGATGGAGTTGTCACAGACGATGAACTCCGCATGTCAGAAAAGATGATGCAGATCGAAAACCATGACCGAATGCAAGATCAGCAACGCCTGATGGCATGGGTCGCAATGATTAGCACCATAGGGGCCGTTGTGGTGCTTTTAACGCCTCTTATAGGGCTAGACAGGATGGCAGCGGCTTCCGCGTTCCTAAACACCTTCCTAGTAGCTCAGACAGGCGTTGTGGGCGGCTTTATGGCGTCCTCAGTCCTCTCCAAACGGTCATCTGACAAAGGAGCTTAAAATGCTCACTATCCTCGGTAGCGCCCTAGGCTTTGCGACAAGCATTGTCCCAGAAATTCTTTCGTTCTTCAAACAAGCGCAGAAGAACAAGCAAGACCTCAAAATGCTAGAAGCAAAAGCGAAATACGCTACTCACCTATCTGAGTTGAAGATCGATGAACTCAATGTCCAGGCTGACATCAGCGAAATGCAGGGCATCCACCAGATGCAAACAGCCGCAAACGCAAACAGCAAATTTGCAGCCGCTCTTAGTGGGTCGGTTAGACCCATTATCGCATACAGCTTTATGCTTCTGTTTCTGGCCATAAAAGGTCTAGCGGCTTGGCAAGTATACGGTGATGTCGGCCTAAACTGGTCGCAGATGATGACAGTAGTTTGGGATCAAGAAACCCAAATTTTGTGGTCGGCAATCATCAGCTTCTATTTCGGCCATCGCGCCATGCAGAAAATAAGGACAACGTAATGACTGATCTTAAAATCCCGGTCGCGTTGGTCTTCGCCATCGTTGCCCAGACCGTAGGCGCCGTCTGGTGGATCTCAGATCAAGCACATCAAATCGAAGCGCTGCAAATTGAACTCACCGCCGTGCATGATGCCGTCATTCAGCTTGAACTTGATGCCGACGATCTCATCCAATTTGCAACTTACACTGAAAACAAGTGGGCAGAAGGATACGACGAAGATCCTAGCTACATCCGCATCTTTGGCACGAAATAAGAAAGGCAAAAAGTAATGCAGCTAACAGAAAAGCAATGCAAAGCAATGCTGAAAGGAAACAAAGAGTACGCTGAATGGTGCGCTTTGTTTAATCGAATTCTCCCGGCAAAGAAGATAGACACGCCAATCCGAATGGCGGCGTTTCTGGCTCAAACATGTCACGAGTCTAATTACTTTCGGGTGTTAGAGGAGAATCTAAATTATTCATCAAAAGCGCTCGCGTCGATCTGGGGAAAGAGGTTCTCTAACGCCGGAAAGAATCCAGATGATTATCACCGCAAGCCTACTGCTATCGGCAATTTTGTGTACGCTAATCGCATGGGCAATGGAACCGAGGAGTCGGGTGACGGGTTTGACTTTCGTGGCAAAGGAGCGATTCAATGCACCGGGCGTCGAAATACTACCGACTTTGCCAGAAGTGTGGATCTCACCGTTGAAGAGGCCTTAGATTATCTGACCACTAAGGAAGGCGCACTTGTCTCAGCCATCTGGTATTGGAACCTCAACAATCTCAACAAGTACGCTGATGCAGGGGATCTAAGGACACTCTGCAAACGCATCAACGGCGGCTACATTGGCCTCGATGACCGCAACCACAAATACGAAAAGTTCCTTGCCATACTTGGTGGCGAAATTGATGATTATGAATCACAAGTTTGCTTAAAAGTCGGCTCCAGGGGAGATGACGTTAAACGCATTCAACAGGCGCTTGGGCTAGAGGCCGATGGCATCTTTGGAATGATGACCGCAGAAGCGGTGATGAATTGGCAAGCCGACAATGGATTAACTAGAGATGGGATCGTTGGCCCGAAAACGATGGCCAAAATGCTGTGAGGCGAAAAGATGGAAGATCAACAGATCACGCACATCGACATTTACCACAGGTTGGGAAAATTGGAATCCAAGGTCGATCATATTCTAGACAAGTTATCCGATGGTGCCAAGAAAATGGACGATCTGGATGCGCGGGTTTCGTCGCTTGAAAAGTTAAAGGCGTGGGGCTTTGGAGCCGCTGCCGCGATTGGATTTATTGCTGCAATGATAAAGGATTGGATGATGTGAATTTCTTAGCCATCGCGTGGGTCTGTGCATCCCCGATGATAACGAGTTGTGAGTTAATGGTAGTGCAGACACCCTTCCCCACATACAAAGCTTGTGAAGAGAAACTTGCCCGCTTGAAGCCCGTTTTGGATGAACGTAAAAGGATCTATTCCCTCTTTTGCTACCCGATAAAAACCGCAAAAATTGCTTTGTGAGGTAGGGACGCCATTTTTAATTATTTGTTATTATTTGATATTTTTTAAAAAAGTAGGGACGCTAAGTCATTGATTTTGTTTAACTAGGCATCCCCAGGGTCGCCCACCACTATCCCATTTTCTCCTTTATTTTCAATGGCTTAAATTTTGGTAGGGACACTGGTAGGGACACCCTACTTCCATTTAAGTGCCTTCATCGAATCTTCGATCAGAGCCTCACGGTCTGCATCTTGTGTATATGTGTCCACTTGATCAGTCCCAGAATGTGCGAGCCAAGCGCCAATATGATGCTTACTCATACCTAAATTTGCTAACTTTACAGCGATTACTTTTCGTAGCCCGTGAATTGTGCAGTGCGGTATGCCAGCCTGTTTAGTCCAACGCTTAAACTTGTTGCCAAACCCGTTTTCTGAGTACTGCTTCCCAAAGCTTGTCATTAAAAAATAATCCTGATCGGCGGGGATTAAATCAAGCTCATCTTGCAGAAATTTTGGGATTGGAGATGATCTCCCCTGCCCTGTCTTTAAACGATCAAAAGATATTTTGGCATCCTTAACATCCTTCCATCCAAGGTTAACGCCGTCAACTTTAGACGCTCCAGTCGCCATGTAGAGATATAGCGCAAGCCGAGCCTCACTCCCGTGAGGATGAACTTTCTCAAACGCCTCAACTTCCTCGGCAGTCCAGGTGTGAAAGCCTTTGGTTTTATGAACCCTGCGTTTCGCTAATTGCGCGGGGTTGTGGCCTTGAGGACACCAGCCAATTCGCTGGGCATAAGTAAACAAAAGGCTCATCTGTATCTTCACACGGTTTCCAGCTTCTGCACCGCCTTTCCGTTGCATTAACGCCTCAACGTGTGCCGCCGTCCAATCTGTTAAACTGGCGTCAGGAACATTATCACAAATCCAATCGAAGATGCTGTTTTTAGTTTTTTTTGTTGATGGCTTGAGATCAATAAATTCGTTTGATGTTTTATACTGAGAAATCAAACTTTGAATGTTTTTTTTGTTAATAGTCTGCTTTTTGGCGTTCAAACCACAAAACTTATTGTATTCAATTAAAAACTTTTGGGTTCCGGCCTCACTTTTAAAGTATTGTTTCTTCGCTTTTCTTGTAGCTGTGTAATAGTAATATCTTCGCCCATTTTTTACAAAGCTATAAACACCCTTAAACGGGCGTTCCCTCAAAGAGGAAGTCAAGGCTGTTTGTTTTCTCAGATACTTCATTTGGTAGATCCATAAGTGCAGCGGTCAACTCATCCTTGACCCAGATTTTTGTGTGGTCAGTTAAGCATCTTGGCAATGGCAAAGTCCCTACACTTACCAGTTCATCAAATGTAGGAACAGAAACTCCACAGAACATCGCAGCATCTTTTTTGCGCAGCGCCATTGGCTCTAATAATGATTTTCTGTGGGTCAATGCCATGTTTAGTCAACCTTTATATTTAGGTGCCGGGGGAAGTTCTACATACAAAAGATGCTACAAAATCTCACAAGTGCCGCCCGTACAAGCAAGCTCTTGAGATGACGTTGTAGTGTCTTCGATTTCAAACTCAGGAAGTCTTGACCAATTCACGGCAGCGGGAAACTTAGCGTCAAGCTCCTCATAAACCTCGCGAGTGATCTGTTCGTTGGGAGCTTGGACATAAAGATGATCATCGTAGGGCAAGAAGGATACGCCCGCGATTTCATCGAAGTGACTGTAAACGAACTCAGCCAGATCGTCCCACTCATCGCCCTTAACAGATATAGTGGCGCTGACCTTATGCATCGTCCAATGCCGTTGATATGTGAGCCACATCTCCATCTGTTCAATCGCTGTGCGAGTGCCGTTAGTGATAGCCCCAGCCGGTGCCGCAATCGGAAACGAAAACACTGTCTCCAAGTCGGGCTTGGACGCTGATGGTTCGTGAGGCACACCCTCATCGATCATAAGCTGCGTCAGAGGATCTGCATTGGATTGGATTGTGCGGCGGATGTAATGATCTGACCATCGAGCATGGATTCCAGACGCAGTTCCTGTCAGGGCAGAAACAGATCCGCTAGGCTTAACGCAAGTGATCGAAGCGCTAGGCGGAATGCCAATCTTCTCAGCCCACTTCTTGTTCGTCGCGATAGCGTGATCCCGTAGTTCCTCTAAGCGCTCTGGAAGCCCAGTGAGAACGCCATTGGTCAGCGGGTTGTCCATTATCCCCGTCATGCTTACGCCCAACAGGCGCTCCTCATCGCAGTTCGCAGCCCACTCCGTAGGGAGTGATGGGAAATAAGTGAAAGTGGACTGTACAGTCCCAATTATTGTGGCAAGTTCGACTTTGCTCTTGAGGTCATTAAAATCATCGTCTTCCCGAATGATAATTTCCGATAAGTTGCAAAACTGCCCTGTCGGCGAAAGCAGAATTTCAGAACACGGGTTGCAGCCAAAATCGGCAACTTTCCGGTCAAACTTTTCAGCCTGGGCTTTTGCACTTGCTCGGTTGAAAATACCGCGCTCGCCGGACTTGCCATCTACCATCGC